AGACTCCCACTTCTGTGTTAAAGTCTTTGGGTTTGCGTGCGCTTCCCGCAGTAGGAGCGTTTATTGCTATGCTTAGTTCTACTCCAGCATACGGACAGGGCGGTAAAGTTTGTCGTGGTCGCTCTGCACAAGGAAGCGCGGAGAAGTCCTAGATGCCAACTAAGCACGGCGGTAAAAACACAGGCTTAAAAAACCAGTATGGTAAGCCGATCTATGAAAAAGACGGAGAAAGATACTCCGAAAGATCTACAACGGTAGAGATAGATGGACGTTATATAAATGCTCCTACCATATACGGACCTGTAGAACTCACATCTAAAGAGGTGAGAGATGGTGTGCAGTCCGGAAACATACAACCCACTAGCACACATGCCACTGAGCGACAAGCGGTCAGAGCAGCCGTGATGAGAAGTAAGAGTATGAAGCACCGGGGAAGGCCAGCAAGTGAATCAACCGAAAAAAACGGGTAGACCCAAGAAAGACCCCAACGCCCCCAAAGCCACGTACCACATGTCCAAGCGGGAACGTGCCCGTCGTGCCGCCCAAAAGAAACTCACAGCAGCCAAGAAGAGTGCAGAGAAGGTAACCAAGAAAGCGGAGGGTAAGCGCAAGTATGCTAAGAAGATTGCAACTAGCATGGGCAAAGTTGAAAATGCCCTCAACGCCAAAGCTACCACAGTTATCGATCAGGGGGATCTTACCGATCTGCCCCCTCCAGTCACTGACCTCGTCGAAGATGCAGAAATTATATTCAAGCCTAACGACGGTCCCCAAGAAGATTTCCTGTCTGCTGGCGAACGTGACGTTCTTTACGGAGGGGCCGCCGGGGGAGGCAAAAGTTTTGCGCTTCTTGCGGACCCGCTACGTTATTGTCACAATCCTAACCATCGTGGTCTACTCTTGCGCCGTACTCTTGATGAGCTAACCGAACTCATAGACAAGTCACGTCAACTATACGTCAAGGCGTTTCCCGGTGCGAAGTTCCGTGAATCGAAGTCTACGTGGCACTTCCCGTCTGGTGCTACGATCTGGTTTACGTACCTCGACAAAGACAAAGACGTAACCCGCTTTCAAGGACAAGCATTCAACTGGATAGGCATCGATGAAATCACACAATACCCCACGCCTTATGTCTGGGACTACTTGCGTTCTCGCCTTCGCACTACTGATCCTGAACTCCAGCAACACCTGTACATGCGCTGCACTGCCAACCCGGGGGGAGTGGGAGGTTGGTGGGTCAAGAAAACCTACATAGAAGGAGTCGAACCAAACAAAGCATTCCCTGCTTTTGACGTAGAGACTAAGCGTGAATTCCTGTGGCCTCCCGGTCACGAGAGAGAAGGTCAACCCCTCTTCTACCGCAAGTTCGTTCCTGCACGTCTGACCGACAATCCGTACCTCATGGCAGACGGGCAGTATGAGGCGATGCTAAGATCGCTACCAGAAGTCGAACGCAAAAGACTCCTAGAGGGTGACTGGGATGTAGCAGAGGGAGCAGCCTTCCCAGAGTTCTCTCGTGAGAGGCACGTCGTAGAACCCTTCGAACTTCCGACGAACTGGCCCCGCCTACGTATGGCAGACTACGGATACGCTGCACCATCCTGTGTCCTATGGGGCGCAATCGACTGGGACAACAACATTTGGATCTACAGAGAGTTATACCAAAAACACTTGACAGCGGAAGAGTTAGCCGCTAGAATACTAGAAGCCGAACAACTAGATCCTCCACCACACTACACGGTCCTTGACTCGTCTTGCTGGAACAAGACAGGTTTTGGGCCTTCAATCGCAGAGGTGATGATGAGAGCGGGTGTGCGCTGGACTCCAGCAGACCGCAACCGCATACAGGGTAAGATGGAAGTGCACCGACGCCTAGCGGATGATCCGTACACAAACGAACCTCGCCTACGCTTCTTCTCTAGCTGCCAGAACATCGTCAAACAGATTGCGGGTATACCCCTGTCCAAGACGAACAGTGAAGATGTGGATACGAAGGCAGAGGACCACGCATACGATGCCTTGCGCTACGGAATGATGACACGCATGACAGGCTACGCATCGATACACAAACAACTAGGTGCGATAAAGAATCAAGTCCACCAAGTTCAAGACGAAGTATTTGGGTACTAGATGAGAAAAGATACCAAAAAATCTGTAGACAATTTTGAGTTTGTTTTCGATACTCTGTTTCCTGACGGCAAAATACCACCGTTTAAAGAGATTCAAGAAAAAACAAATGCTGGCACTCTTACCTACAGAGATGCTATGGTTGCAAAACTGTACTCAAATGGTTCTCAAGCAATAGATGCCCTAACAAAGCCAGAGGGCGCAGCTTATAAGTCCGTAGAAAAAACAAATCCTAAAGTTTTAAAAAAGGCAGAAAGCTTCTACTCTGTCTTTGGTGCTGCAAAAAATCCGCAGCTTATGTCGGGCATACGCTCCGATATAACCAAGTTTTCTAATAAATTTCAAAATGCTCTCGACACACCCTTCACAGAGATACAGCAAGCTGTAGCCAGCGGCTCTAAGGGATTCAAGCCCCTGCAGGGTGACGTGAGTGTCTTCGATAAAGTTTTTACAAACGTAAAGGCAGGTAAGTCTGTAGAAGGTATGCAGGTGGGTGGAACCCGCATATTTAACAGCATTCCTGACGAACAAGCCCTCAAAGAGTTGTTGAGCGGCATAAAAAAAATACCCGACGACGAGTTGCGACAGGCTACGTATCTCGCTTTAATTGGATATCGGGGAACTGCTCTTCAGGGCATGTCAGCTTCCTTAGAGGCTGCTACAGAGGGCGAGGACATTTTTCCGTACTTTGATACGGAAACAGAGCAGATCGTAAAACCTGATGTAAAAAAGCCGGGTAAAAAGCCCCTACCTCCTACGTCTAAGCCGGGTCCGGTAGCAGTTGATGTTCTCAAATTTAGAATGGCAAATGCCAGTGAGTTTGGTGAACTCTTTCCGAATGTATCACGAGATCAAATCGCAGCGGCTCTCAATGAGCATGTGTATCCTAATTTAAGTGAAAGCACCGTAAAAAAACTAGGTCGTATGCCTAGTGGTTATACAGACATGCGCCGTTTCTTTGCATCCGCTATTGCAAACTTGTTAGGCGATGTAAAACAGGCATCTGTGCTTATTGGTCACACGGCTGGTGCAGAGAGCCTAGAGGGTGAGATTGATAAAGTTCTTACCAATCACTACGCTCGTCTTACACAAGCAAACGCCAGTGCCCAAGATGTGCGTCATAAAACACTCTTTGCATATGAATCTATCCTCGCACGACTTCTGGGTAAAAAAACATCTAATGACTTGGCACAGTTTCTTGGACTTCCCTTCGAAGAGGGAGTAACCGCAACTTACGCCGACGACGTTGATTTGCTAACAGGTGACGCTAAGACCTCTATTCGTACGGACAAGCAGCAGGAAACTCCTGAAGCAGCGGCAGCACGAAACGCAAAAAACATAGCCCTCGACGAAGAGATAACAATACAGTCTAAAAAAGCTGCAGCCGTTGCTCAAATTGAATTACAACAAAAGACTTCTGAAGCAGCAGCAGGTGCGGAACAGTTTGTAGAAGATACCAAAGTATCTGCTGCGGCAAAAGCAGAGGCTGATCAACTAGAGTCTGAGGCACGAGCAGGTGCTAAAAAAGATAAAGCAGTGGAACGTGGCAGGTCACACCGCATGGCTTTACGGACACTTAACGCAGCTAAAAAAATTGGTGAAACAAGTAGGGTTTTGTTACCTGTAGCGATAGGAACAAGTGCTATACTAGCATCTCAAAGAGCGGAGGCAGCGGGAGATTCTCCGTTTGTAGCAGGAGCAAAGGGGGTAGCTGCAGGAGCTTCTGAACTTTTACCTCCGGGATTTGCTTACAGTGACAAAGAGTTTAGGGAACAACAAAGAGCGACAACTCCTTCTGGAACAGGTCTTGGCCCACGAACAGACGTAGCACCACAAATGGATGCACTAGGATATATAAAACCAGAGTTCGCATCGTATCCTATGGAAGCTGCTCCCCTACCAAATATTCCTGATCCTGTCGCGCCTAAACCACAAATGGCTGCACAAGGATTTGTACCAGTTCCCGAAGCTCGTGCCAATGCGATGCGAGGACAAGAAACTACGATGAAGGAATCTGAAGTTCCGTCATTTCTATACGGCGGAATCGTCCGCTAACAACCACTCCACGGGAGGAAAGAATGGCTAATCAAACTACTGGCAACTACAACTTTGGTGAGGCATACATTATGAATGCCGACAAAGTTAGTGTTGACACAGATGAGGGTGCTGCGAAGCTCTACCGCGAAAGTCTAGAGTTCGACACTCGTGCCCAAACAGGTGTGTTAACCGAAGATATGCCAAAGAAGCAAACCAAGCCTACGGTAGAAGCTTCATTTAATACGATGGCTGAAGACAGAAATTACTTCAGCTAATAAAGGAATATCATGTCCGATAACTTTTTGGAACCTGCAGACGATACTGCTGTACCCCTAGTCGAACCTGAAGAGCAGATGCCGGGGATAGCTGCATACGTGAAGGCACGATTTGACGACGCAGAGAACGGACGCTTTTCGTACGAGCAGCGATGGTTGAAGGCGTACAAAAACTTTCGTGGTATCTACGACTCAACTACACAATACCGTGACAGTGAA